GTTATCTTCATCGATAAGGTTATTAGCAATTCTAGCATCAGCCAAAGTAATTGTAGCTGCTGAGTCGACGTAATCAGTTCCAAATGCAGGAATTGTAGGAGTTCCAGTTAAATTACTATATGCCCTATAGTAAGCTCCATTTTGACCACCTAATGTGTCAGCATCTATTGTTAAATTATTGATAAAAGTTGCATCAACATCGTCAGTTATGATAGCACTTACTTTAGCCGAGTCAACGTTAGCATCTGATCTTGCATTAATGTAAGCAGAATCAATTAATGATATAGCTCTACCAGAATCCAACGCATGTTCATCTATAAGTGCAATAGTTGCAGATGAATCTGTACCAGCAGTCACTCTAGCTTGAACATAATCAGAATCGATTAATGATATAGCTCTATCAGAGTCTAAAAGTTTTAAATCGGTTTCAGCAATACTTTTAACTATGTCAGAGTCAAGCGCATTTGCGGCTGAGATAGCCTGAACCTCTGCATGAGTGGCTAATCGAGTACCACCTGCTGTTGAAGCATCATGAACGCGTAAAGTTTTGTTTGTGGTGTCAAAGGTGATTTCACCAGCAGCACCAGTAAAGGAATTGTTTTGTGTATTATTTCCTCTTCTAAATTGTAATGTTGTTGGCATATCAGTCCTTTATACGTCGTTCTTTCTATTTATAATACTTTTTAGGCTCCAACGTGAGATTCACCTGCACCATAGTCTAAACTTTGAAATACTCCGTGTGGTTCCATACAATCATACATTGTTCTTTGATCACCACCAAATGCATCTTTATCTACGCTTCCTAAGGTTTTTGTATTGTCATCTTCTCTAGCTACGTTGTTTCCATCACCAGCTGTGTTTCTTAAGTCTCCGGTGGGAATGCTATTCGTGCTATTATTGACATTTTTAAGTTCACCTTGTGGTCCTTTGAGAACTAATCCCTTTCCAGGCTCAGATTTTATTGTTGATGCACCTAAAAATATAGAAGTTCCACTTAAAAATAAATCTTTCCATTTTTTATCAGCTGCACCTAAACTAAATTCAGAATCTCTGAAAGGTACTAGATCTTGCTGTAAATGTGATAAGTAAGAAGAATCAAACGACGTAGTAGTTCTCGCTTGTACATAATTCGAATCTATCAGACTAGTCGCTCTTCCTGAATCTAAAAGTTTTAATTCGTTTTCAACTAAAGCAATAGTAGCGGCTGAGTCAACAGTTCCTGATCCTCCACCTCCTGAAGCAGGAGCATGTACTCCTATGAGACTTATTACATCTTTTTCACCAAGACCACCTCCACCTATAGTAGATAGAGACTTATTTACATTTTTTACAAACCTATCGTAATTACCTTGATACTTTTTGTCTATGTTAGTAAGTAGTGGTTTAACTTCGTCTAGTGTTAAATCTTTACCAGCAGGCCCAGTTTTTCCAATTGGACCAGTTTCACCTTGTAATCCTTGAGGACCTCTTGGGCCAATCGGGCCTTGAGGACCTATATCACCTTTTGGGCCTGCTGATCCTCTTTCTCCTTGTGGCCCTTGTTCTCCAATTAAGCCTCTTTGTCCTTCAGGTCCTGCAGGTCCTATCGGTCCTTGTTCGCCAATAAATCCTTGTATACCTTGCTCGCCTTGTGGGCCTTGCAAACCTTGAGGACCTTGTTCTCCTATGAGGCCTCTTTGCCCTTGTGGACCTTGATCTCCTTTAAGACCTTGTTCTCCTTGTATACCTTGCTCACCTTGAAGACCAATATCTCCTTGTGCACCAGTAGGTCCTATATCTCCCTTTTCACCTTGAATACCTTGAGGACCAACTACACTCTCTCCGATTGGACCTCGTGGTCCAACATCGCCCTTAACACCCTTATCGCCTTTTTCACCACGCATACCAGTGAGTCCCTGTTTTCCAGGTTCACCTTTTTGACCTTGTTTTCCGTGAGATTTTTTAAGACGATTGAGCTCTTCTTGTAACTCTTTTATGTGTAAGGCTAAGAGAGCTTCATTGATAATCTTTGACATAATGCACTACTTTTTCAATGATTTATTTATAGAATCTAATACTTCTAACTCCTTGAGTTTCACTTCACTTTCTAATTCCTTGATTATTGTATCTTCTGATATTACTAAATCTGGTTCGACTTCTACTTCTTCTTCTTGTGGCTCTTCATCATCAGTTGCTTGATCAATTCTTTCTTGATTCTTTTTAGCATCATCTTGCATCTTTTCAACATCTTCTTCAGTAAAGCCTAACACGTTTTTCATTACATAATCTTTTGAAAAGTAAGTACCAACATATTGAGATATTTGATCTAACGTTTGTAGCCTTTCTCTTAATAACTCTGCTTCTTTGAGTTCTGCAAAATGGTTATCTTTTGTGTAGTCAATGATGATGTCATTCTTCATATCGTCCCAATCGGTCTCAACAATGACACCTTTAAGTTGCAGTTGAACTCTAAGTAAATCTAAAAAGAACTTTCCAAACCTTGTACGAAGTCTTGCTACAAACTTCTGAAACTTAAGTTCGTCTCTCGTAATTTCTGATGTTCTTCCTAAACTAAACTGTGCTTCTTGTTCTAACCTGTTGATAGGAACGTTAAGAGCTTTATATAGTTTCTTTTGAAAGTATACGATGTCGTCGATTTGACCAAGGTTATCACCACCTGGTAGAGTTGAGATTTCAGTACCTCGACCACCTTCACGTCTTGGTAACCAAAAGTCTTCTAACATACTCATATGTTTACGATCATCTCTTATCTCACCAGTCTTTGCATCATAAACAAGCTTATTACGATATCGAGCCATGATGTCTTTCATGTAACCTTCAGCTTTTCCTCGAGGGAGGTTACCAACGTCTATATAAAATATTCTTCTTTCTGGTGCTCTTGCTAATCTGTATATAACAAGAGAGTCTTCCATCATTCTTAATTGATTGAGAGGTTTCAAAGCTTTATGTAAGAACCCTAATACTTTCTTTCTTGTCTCATCTAATAATCCAGATGTAATATAACTTACAGAGTCAAGGCTTAACTTTACTCCTGATGTATATTGCCCAGGTTTTTCTTGATAGATATAGTACTCATCAACCTTCTCGATTAGATTAGCACCTGTTTTAGGATCTTTCTTTCTTTTAACTTGCTTAACTTTCCGCATCTTAGATGCATCAATTGGTCGTATCTCTTGGATACCAGCTTTTAATGCTGATTCATTTACAACGAGGTGGTGATATAATCTTCCATCAATGTACCATCTTTTAAATATATCATGACCTAACTCGTTGAAGTTAAGCATTGCAATAATATTATCGAATTCTTCTTGTATTTGTTTTTTGATACCGTCGCTAACCTTTAATTTTTCAAGATTTATTTGCACGGATTGTTCACCAGCTTCGGTTGCTGCAACAATCGACTCGTTGACAATATCTTCTATGGCTGCGTCACATTCTGGATGCATCGCAGTTCCTCTGTATTTCATGATAAGTTGAGCATTATCCTTAGTATCATCACCGTCCATACTTACGTATTGACCATAATGTGAACCCGAAGCTGTTACGTATCCAGCTCCGTCATCATCCGTCTTAGGGACTATCGATGGTTTTTTCTTTGGATCTTCTTTTTCAACTCGTTTTAGTTCAAACCCAAATAGTGTAAAGCCTCTATTTTCTTCAGCCATTATAACTTTCCTTTAAATGAAGGGGACTAAATTGTCCCCTCCATAATAGTATTTATTTAAGCTACAACCGCAGTAGTTGAACTAACGCCATCTGTTGTATCAGATGTCCAGTATTGGTACTGCCATGTTACAGTAAACCTCTCGATAGTATCAACGTCACCATAGCTAAGATCAATAGCACTTACGTCTACTGGCCATGCATCTTTGAAGTTGTAAATCTTCTTTATGGTTTCGTCTCTATCGAACTGCTTAACTTGTAAATCAGTAAAGTACAATTCTGGGTTTTGAGTTCCTCCGATATCTGCATGATTCGCAATGGCGTTCATCCATGTTTCAAATGCATTTCGAAGTTTAAACTCTACGTCGTTAATAATTGTAACTGTCCATTGATCGAAAGTTCTGTCACCAGCAATCTTTAATTGTCGACCTCTGTAAGGAACTACGATAGTTCCAAGAGTCGATGCTGGTAACTGAGCTGCTTCACAAAGGAATGATGAGAGGTCTGCATCTACGTCAACACCTAAACCACCTCGAGGATTGTTTAAGTTAACTTGAAATAGATTGGCTCGAGCTCCACCGCCAGTTAGTCTAGCTTTAAATTGATCTATGCTTCCTAATGCCATTTTTTACCTCCTAAACACCAGCTGTGCCAACAACTTCAGTAAAGTCGACACCTGTTCTAACAGCTACG